ATGAAGAGACGAATGTTTGCAAGCCTACTTTCTGCTGCGTTGCTTGTACAATCGCTTGGCGTTTTTCCAGCATCAGCAGAAGAAACGAATTCTGTGCAGAATTTTGTGTATGACGACTACGAAGTCTCATACCAAGTGACCAACTCGTGGGGCGATACGGAAGTGGTATCTGTCACTTTGTCCAATACGGGTGACGATACGATTGAGGACTGGATGCTGTATTTCGATCCAAATGGAGAAGTGCAGTATACGACCGATTGCCAGCAGCTGACAACATCTGATGGAATCTCGTATTTCAAGAACAGCGGTTACAATGCCGATGTTGCACCGGACTCCTCGGTTACCTTTAGCAATCGACAAGACCCAAATTATACGCACACCATTGTTCTTACAGCATCTGATTTAACAGAAGGATTTAATTCGTTTGCAACAATATACTACGATACAGACACACAAAGTTATGTAACATCAACATCTTACTGATACTGAGAGGAGAATAGGAAAATGAAAAAGCGATTTGGCATTATGTGTTGCTTAGCATTTATCATTGCCTCAATGAACAGTGCTTCGTTCTCTTCCGTTACGTCCTTTGTGTCTGCTGAGGAATCAGCCTCGCTGCCTACAATCGTAGACGAAACGAACACGATTACAAAAGAGCAGGAGACACAATTGCAAAACCAATTTGCAGAAGCTTTTCCGGATACAGATCTGAGCAGGTATACCCTGTCTTATTCTCCGGAGAAATCGGAATTTTTGACGGATTACACTCGAATCGGATTTGATGTGTATTATGATGACATTTATATTTACGATGGCTCAGAAACAGGAGCAATGAGTGCGGACTCCATTGTTTGTATGGGCATTTATGAGGGAGAGGATTTTACACGAGTTTTCTCACAGGAGTTTTATGATCGGTGTCAGGAGTTGGATTTTTCGAATCTTGTCACTGCAGATGAAGTTTCACAAATGTTGGAAAACAGCAATTATCTTTTTCCAAGTGAAACAATTGAAACAACATTGGTAATTTATAATTTTCTGACATTTGGAACAGAGGCAGCGAAAGTTGCCTACAAAGTACAATTTCCGCAACGAAGTGAAGATGCAAAGCAAAGCTTCTTCCTTGTAGATGCAAAAACGAATGAAATTCTTTTAAAGGAAAGCAATGTGGATTACGTGACAACCAGTTTTTCTTATTCTTCGATGTACTATGAATTGAAGTGCAGCGTTAAGAATGAAGAAGTCACAATTGAAGAAATCAATGCACTTCAGCCTATTGACCTTGAAATTCCATCTGTTATCAATGGATATCCAGTGACTGCGATTGCAGGTAACGCTTACGCATCTAGTTTGATGTGCTTGAACTCTGTTACCATTCCGGAGGGCGTGACTTCGATTGGGGCTCGTGCCTTTTTGAGTTCAAATGGTGTTGTGAAAACCGTAACGCTGCCAAAGAGCATTCAAAGTATTGGAGAATATGCGATTGGTTATCTTGATACTGGCATTACAAAACGTGTTGACCAGACTACCGTAATTCATGGTTATGCAGGTACAGTTGCAGAATCCTATGCGAGTCGGAATCAGCTTGGATTTAAAGATCTTACCCAAGAAGGTACTACCACTACAGATACTACGACCACAACTACATTGACGGAGACAAGCACATCTACTGAAACGACAACAACAACTTCGACAACAACTGCTGCTACTACCACAGCAATTACTACGGTATCCACCACAGGAACAGAGGAAACACAACTTGGCGATGTCAACAATGACGGAAGCGTTACCATCTCCGATGCAGTTCTCCTGCAGAAGTGGTTGCTCTCCGTGCCAAACACTACACTTCCAAACTGGAAAGCAGCGGACCTCTGCAAAGATGAGAGATTGAACGTATTTGACCTGTGCTTGTTGAAACGAATGCTGATAGAGCTATAAATTTGCTTTATCAATAGATTCTAGCACTTCCCCTAAATTGCGGAGCAGCTTCGGCTGCTCCGCAATTTTATGTGTGTTCAGTGGAACATACTTCTAAAAAGTGAAAATTTCAAATCCACCTGACGAAAAGGAATCGAATCAGACTATGTACAAAGTTAAAATTAGAATATCGGTAGGTTCAGCCAGATAGATTACTTGAGAGACCGCCGATTGCGTAGATTTCTACATTACAGTAGAGGTCTGCTCAATCGGAGGTCTTTTTTGTTTTTAGGGGTTGAATTTTTCAGTTAGTAATGAAGGTAACAGCCAGCCTCAATGGCTGAAAAAATAAAATATCGAAAGCCTGATTACGTATAGGGCAATTTGGATACAGATACTGCTTTTCGCAAGGCACTTTGCAAAAGCGATATGCGTACCCTTAGTTTCCCCTACCCTTTCTTTCAGGTACAAAATAGTCGGGACGCATTCGCCTCTCGGCTATTTTTTGTGTTCCTATTGCCCTTTACCGTCAACACAGGCGGAAAGGACAATTATGAAAATCCATGTTTACTATGAGGACAAGAACCATGCAATTACGCTCGATGTTTCCGATGAAGAGTGCGAAATCTGGATTGAAAATGGCAACCATAATTCACAGACCAAACTTCTGAACCACTATGACGGGTACATAAATGCCTCGTCAACTGTTATCGAAGTCAGACCTGACAGTACAGAACGCTACTGTGTAGGCGAGGTTATAAAATCAGAGAGTCCGACAAGCTGTACTGAATTTGTAGCTTGTCGGACTCTTTTATTTTAGAAAATCGTTAATGTAAGCATAAATTTAGAGTTTAAAATTTATAAATGCGAATTTTTTGTGAATTATTTTCAAACTGGTCACGGGCTGACCAGTTTGGGTTGTAGAATAAAAATAGACGATGCAGAAAGGAGGGAAACAGCATGAGTGTTGATGAACGAAGAGCGGAAATTATGAGAATTATGATTTTACGCCGAAAGAGCACAGTGCCGCTTTTGATGAAACTATTCAGTGTGTCAGAAAAAACAATACGCAGAGATATTCGTGCCCTCATGCTGGAATACCCTCTTGAAAGCGTAAGCGGAAACGGCGGAGGTATTTGCCTTCCAGAGTGGTATTATCCAAATAAAAATCTTCTTTCAGGAGAAGAAATAACAGTTTTAGAGGAATTAATGCTAAAAGCTAACGAACATCAGAGTAAGGTTTTAAGGCAAATGCTCGCCAAATTCGGTACAAATACATATCGTCCCTGTAAAGTATAAGGAGAAACCAAATGAAAGAAATCCTAAAAATCCCAATCAAAGCAAACCTGTATCGGCATCAGCAGAATGCCTGCCGATTCGCCTGTGAGCGCTTCGGAATCATTCCATCAAAAGTACATAGTAATGGAGTTGCACTGCTGATGGAAATGGGCTGCGGCAAGACTATCACCAGTATTGCAATTGCAGGAATCCTGCATCAGCACAGACACATTAAAAAAGTTTTGATAACAGCACCGCTGTCCATTCTTGGTGTGTGGGAACAGGAATTTGCACATTTTGCAGATTTTCCATATCAACTGACAGTTCTGAAAGGCAGCAGTTCTCAAAAAAAAGAACAGCTTGAAAATCTGCACGGAAATTCTCTGCAAATTGCTGTAGTTAACTACGAATCTGCATGGCGATTGGAAAAGGAACTGCTTGCATTTAACGCTGACCTTATCATCTGTGATGAAGCACATAAAATCAAGGAAAACCGTACTTTCCAGTCCAAAGCCATGCATCACTTAGGTGACAAAGCAAGATACAAACTGCTTTTAACTGGAACGCTCATAACAAATAAGGAGATTGATGTGTTCTCACAATATCGCTTTCTGAACAGTGAAATCTTCGGGACAAGTTTCTATGTGTTCCGAAACAGATATTTTGATATGTGCGGTTATGGCAATCACATCCCTGTTTTCAAAAAGCAGATGATGAACGATTTTCTGCAAAAAATGCACTCCATTGCCTATCGTGTAACGAAAGCGGAATGTCTTGATTTACCCGAAATTACGGAAGAAATCCGTACCGTAGAGTTAGAGCCGAGAGCAATGAAACTGTACAAACAGCTTGAAAAAGAAAGCTTTGCAGAGCTTGCCGGTTCTGAGATTTCTGCCATGAATGTTCTGACAAAAATGCTCCGTTTATCGCAGATGACAGGCGGTCATCTCACTGATGATGAGGGTGATACAAATTCTATCAGTACCGCAAAGCTGGATGCACTTTCCGATATTCTGGACACTATGCTTGCCGAAGATAAAAAGCTGGTCATCATGGCAAGATTTGTGCCGGAACTTAATGATATTCAAAAACTTCTTGAAAAGAAAAATATCGGATATGCTTCTGTGCGTGGCGGTATTTCTGACCGTGCCGAAGAGATCAGAAAATTTCAGGAAGATGCGGACTGCCGTGTATTTATAGGACAGATTGCAGCGGCAGGATTGGGCATTACACTGACCGCAGCGTCAACAATGGTGTTCTATTCGCTTGATTACAGCATGAGCAATTTTGAACAGGCAAAGGCAAGAATCCACAGAGTATCACAGACTGAAAACTGCCTGTATATTTACCTTATCGCAAAGAATACAGTTGATGCAAAAATTCTTCGTTCCCTGCGTGATAAGGTGGATTTAGCAAGAATTTTGGTTGACGATTATCGTAACGGAATTGATCCGTTTCAGGAAAAGGAGGACTAAAATGGAACTGAATATGTATAAGCTTGCGGAGCAGCTGAAACAGCTTCGTGAGGCAAAAAAGGACGCAGAACAGCGTGTGAAGGACATCAATGCTGAAATCGACAAGACGGAATATTCACTGGTTCAGCTGATGGCAGAAACGGAAACGCAGAACTTTACTCGTGCAGGAACAATGTTCTCGCTGACAACCAAAACCCGTGCATCCGCTGTGGCAGGTCATAAGGACGAGCTGTATTCCGCTTTAAAAGAGAACGGCTTCGGAGAGCTTGTTTATGAAACTGTCAACGCAAACAGCCTGTCAGCCTTTGTCAAGGAGCAGATTTCTGAAAATCAGGATACCGTTCCCGACTGGTTAAGCGGTCTTGTCAACGTCTATGAGCAGACCTCTGTGTCTGTCCGCAAATTTACGAAATGAAAGGAATCAGAACTATGAAAAATGAACTTATGGAAACAAACAGCACAGGATTTCTCGCTTTGCAGAACTTCGACCTTGCCAATGTGATGAGCGAGGAAATGGACGGTCTTTCGACAACTTTTGAGCGTATCAAGATACCGTCGGGCGGCGGAATCATGTTTGAGATTCCCGGTGAGAACCCCGATGAACCGGAAACAGTTAAGGAATTTTCGGCAGTGATCCTCTATCAGCACTCCTTGAATGCCTACTACAAAAGCGAGTATCAGGGCGGCTCGAATCCTCCCGACTGCGGCAGCTATGACGGGCATAACGGCGAGGGCAATCCCGGAGGCAACTGCGATGTTTGTCCGCTGAATCAGTACGGTTCGGGCAAGAACGGTGCGAAAGCCTGCAAGAACCGCCGTCGTTTGTATCTGCTCCGTGAGGGCGAGATTTTCCCGATGATTCTGTCTTTGCCGACGGGTTCGCTGAAAGCATTTACACGTTACCTCATGCGTGTGATTCCGAAGTACAAAAACTCCAACGCTGTGGTTACTCAATTTGCATTGAAGAAAGCATCAAGCAACACCGGAATCAATTACAGTCAGGCACAGTTTGCGGTGAAACGTGCCTTGTCGCCGGAGGAATATCAGCTGATCTCTGCTATGACGGAACAGGTCAAGGCACTCAGCAGAAGCGTTGGCTATGAAGCGGAGGATGCAATGAACGTTGACCCTGAAACAGGCGAAGTTATCGAGCCTCTGAATTAAGGAGAGTGCCATGGAAAATTACAGATGCGTTACTTCGGTGCAGGAAATTCAGGAGTACATAGGCAATGCGGCGGTGGTTGCTTTTGACTACGAAACAGCACCCGACGAGCCTTACCGAATGGAAGAAAAAGCTGCTCTTGACCCATATAAGAGCCATATTGTTGGGTGCAGTTTTTCTGTGAAAGAGCATACGGGGATCTATGTCCCTGTTGCTCATAAAATTGGCGAAAACATCGACCATTCGCCGTTTTTCAATTTTCTTCACAGCTTTCTTACAAATAAAAATATCATCAAAATCGCCCACAATATCGCCTTTGAATCTGCGGTGTCCTGTCATCAGGGCATCGTAATTCAGCCGCCTGTTTATGATACGATCTGTGCCGCACAGATGACCTTGAAAAGCAATTATGAGTTCCGAAAACTTGCTGACAGCGGTCTGAAAAAACTTGCATCAGAGCTTTGCCATGAGCCTTTGCCGACGTTTTCAGAAGTTACAAACGGCAGGCATTTTGATGAACTGGATGCACAGGATTCTGAGACGGTACGCTATGGCTGTGCGGACTCCGATTTTGCACTTCGCCTGTATCATATTTTTAATAACTGGTTTGACCGTTTTCTGCCGAAACATCGGTATATTGCGGAGCAGATCGAATCTCCCACAGCGGTGTATCTCGGCATTATGAAGCATAATGGTGTACCTGTGGATGTAGACTTCATGAAATCTCATCAGCAGGAGGCGGAGCAGCAAATGCAGCGTATCAGGAACGAGATAACTATGCTCATCGGCGACGTTTCAATCGGTGCAAATTGCAGTACAAAAGCGTTCAAGGATTATCTGTATCAGACCTTGAAGCTGCCTGTTATGAAAGTAACCGCATCAAATAAAGAAGCGGCTGACGATGCTTCCATGATCATGCTGAAGGAGTGGTGCGACAGCAATCGTCCTGAGCTTTCAAATCTTTTTACTTTGGTACAAGAATATCGCAAATGGGGCAAAATCAAGTCCACCTACATTGATGGTTATCTGAAATATATCAATTCCACAACAGGCAGGATTCATCCGGATTTCTTTGCACTTTCTACGGAAACGGGAAGAATGAACTGTCGTAATCCAAATTTGCAAAATTGCCCAAGAAAAAGCAATGACCCTATCGGTGTCCGTAATTTTATCAAAGCACCAAAAAATCATCTGATTCTGTCATTGGATTTTTCGCAGATTGAACTGCGTGTTGGAGCATTCTACTGCCGTGACAGAACCATGATGAAAACCTACAAAAACGGTGGTGATATCCATGCTGCGACTACTTCTGTTATCTTCGGATGCACTTATGAAGAAGCACAGGACAAGCACCGCAATGAATACAAGGAACAGCGTACAATCGCCAAAAATGTAAACTTTGGCACATTCTACGGACTGTTTCCGAAAGGTCTGCAAAGTACGCTGAAATTTAAGGCAGGAGTGGAAAAATCCGTGAACGAGTGTGAAGCCATTATCCGAAATCTGAAAGCCGGATATCCTGCGCTGACGACATGGCAGGAGGAAACCAAGCAGGACACAGCGAGAAGAATGTATACTGAAACATGGCTCGGCAGACGACGTTATCTTCCTAATATCAGGAGTGATAACTGGGGATTAAAATCTTTTGCAGAAAGATGTGCCTTAAATACTCCGATTCAGGGAACGGCGGCGGATATTCTGAAACTTGCAATCGTCCGTATTTTAGAGGGACTGCCGTCAAGACCATGGCTGAAACCGATATTGCAGATCCACGATGAACTGACGTTTATTATTCCGGAAGAAAAGCTATATAAAGCGATAAATTTTATCCGCAAATGCATGGAACAGCAGCCGTTTCCGGAGTTTGACCTACCGCTTGTGGCGGAGGCTTCTGCTGGGGAAACTTTCGGAAATTTAGTAGAACCGGAGGGATGAATTTGGCATCAACACACAATCATGAGGGATATTACTCCCCTACGGAATTTGAAGCAATGAAAAAAATCGAAGCCGAGGAACGCAAAGCACGCAGATTAGCCGCCTTCCGTCCTCTGGTATATATCTGCTCAAACTATCGTGGAAACACAAATGAAAACATTGAAAATGCACGGAAATACAGTCGTTTTGCGGTCAGAAATCACAGCATTCCCTTTGCACCGCATCTGCTTTTTCCGCAGTTTATGGACGACACGCTTGGTGAAGAAAGACAGACAGCAATGTTCATGAATTACGTGATGCTGACCAAATGCATGGAATTATGGGTATTCGGCAGCAGCGTTTCCGATGGTATGGCACAGGAGATAAAGTGGGCGAAACGCAGGCATATGCCGATTCGTTATTTCACGGAAAAAATGGAGGAAGTCTTATGAATATATCGGCACAGGATGTCATAAACGTTATGTTTAATCCCGATGATACGGTGAATCTGCGTGTTTTTGACGACAGAAAAGAGGGTATATTTACAGGTGCAAAGCTGTCCGTGGAAGCAGGAAAGTTCTTTGCTGTGGAATCAACTTTAAGGGAACATAACAAAAAGAATCACGGTATCTTTTTCGTGGTGAACTCCGGCGGTCAGACCGATGACAGCATTACCCGCATCAATGCACAGTTTGTGGAAATGGACGATAAGACTTTCGAGGAACAGCAATCTTTGATAGATGCATTTCCTCTGCCGCCGTCTATGATTATCAGAACGAAAAAATCTCTGCATACTTACTGGTTTGTCAAGGATGCAAAAGTAGCGAAATTCCGCCCGATTCAGAAAGCTCTTGTACATCATTTCGGCGGTGATCTTGCCTGCGTCAACGAGAGCCGAGTCATGCGTCTGCCGGGATTTTATCACTGCAAGAAAGAACCTGTTCTTGTGGAGTGTATTTCGTTTCATCCAGAGCGAAGGTATACACAAGAGCAGCTTGCAGAGGTTCTGCCCAATGTGAAATCGGAAACACCGAAAGAAGAACTGCACGGTGAACAAAAAGGTATTCACATTGTAGAGGCGGAGTGTGATTTTATCAAATATTGCCGTGATAACGCAGCATCACTGCCGGAGCATGACTGGTATGCAATGATCTCAAATTTAAGCGTATTTGACGGCGGTGCAGAAGTCATACATCAATATTCCAAACCGTATCCGAACTATTCCTTTGAAGAAACGCAGAAGAAAATACAACATTTTCTCAGCAGCGGAACGAAGCCTATGACCTGTCGTACAATTGTTGAAAAAGGCTTTCAGTGTCCGAAATTAAAAGATGGAAAATGTAAATGCAAATCCCCTGCGGCACTGTGTTTTCAGCCCCTCACAATAAACGGAATCCGTGTTATTCTGCGTCAGCAGCAGATTCAGAATGCGGTCGTAGAGGATCTGCAAACCGCAAGAAACTTTGTATCCGATTATCTTTACAATGTGGACAGCGTGACTGCAGAATCTATCATCAATTATGATTTGAAGCAATATTTCGGATTTAAGAATGCGGATATCAAGCCTCTCATATCGCTGCAAAAGGAACTTTACAAGACGTTTCTGAGCAAATCGGAAACGAAAAAGCATCAGTCGGGTATGGATATTCCCGACTGGTATGAAATGACGGAACGTGGGGCGAAATTCCTGCCCGGCGTTCTTGCGGAATATATGACGCAGAATACGCCTGTATTTTATGCGGCGGAACAGTATTACTGCTATGAAAACGGCGTGTTTCGTGGTATTACGGAGTTGACCGCAAGAAATATGGTTCGTGAGAAAATGATGACAAGATACACCAAGCTCTCTCAGATAAATGATACTGAAGGTCAATGGAAAATGCAGGTGCAGAAGGATATCCGAGAGCTTAATCCGAATCCGTACATCATCAATGTGCAGAACGGGCTTTACAATGTGCTTGACAATGTACGCACCGAGCATACGTCAAAATATCTGTCAACGGTGCAGCTGAACGTTAGATATACGCCCGGTTCAAAGTGTCCGAGATTTATGAAATTTCTGCATGAATCGCTGGAAGATGACCAGATAGCACTGATTCAGGAAATGTTGGGGTATTTTCTGATTCCCGTAAATCATGCACAGAAATGTTTTATCATAGTCGGAAAAGGCGGTGCAGGAAAATCCGTGCTTCTGCGTGTTCTGAATGAACTGCTGCTTGGAAAAGAAAACGTGTCCAATGTGGCATGGCAGGCACTCAGTGACCGTTTCAAGACAGCGGAGCTTTTTGGAAAATGGGCAAATATCTGTGCGGAACTGCCGACCAAAGGCATCGAGGACAACGGTATTTTCAAGGCTTTGGTCGGTGAAGATTATCTGACGGTAGAGAAGAAAAACAAGAATCCGTTTTCCTTTCAGCCTTATGCGAGACTGCTGTTTTCTTGCAACAGTATCCCGAAAAACTATGGTGATAAATCGGAGGGATTTTACCGAAGGCTCATTATTGTGCGGTTCAATCATTCAGTGCCGGAGGATAAGCGTGATCCCGAACTTTTAGAAAAGTTTCGATGCGAAGCGGACGGCATATTCTTGTTTGCACTGGAAGGTTTGCATCGTCTGATGAACAATCATTTTCAATTCTCCGAAACAAAAGCCAATCGTGAAGAATTGCAGAAATACCGGGAAGACAGCAACAGTGTGCTGGCGTTTGTTCGGGACTGCTGTACTTTGCAAATGGATGCAGAGATCGGCAGGGTCGAATTCTTTGAGCGATACAAGTCATACTGTGACAGCTGTGGTCTGACGCCGTTCAGCCAACAGAACTTCAACAACGAACTTGAAGCCAATTATCCAACTGTTGTAAGGGCTGCTGACAAACTCGGAAAACGACGTACGTGGAGAGGAATCCATTTTGCGGAGATTTTAAAATGACAAAAATCAAGCCACGGGATAGTCTGCGCTGTTTTCTGACAGCATTTACAGGCTTTACGTGAGATTTCTGTAATCCTTTTTATATTTACTATTATATACATATAGCTATTTTCTTGTTTTTTATGATTATAATAGTAATTTACTTGTAAA